ATTAGTCAATTATCACTAACTTATTCTTCGCAAGGTCCGCTTTCTTTCGGCGGTGCTGGTTCTAATAAATATCAAATTTTTACCAAATATAATTACACGTCAGGTTATGTTAATAACGCTATCGCCACCGCAACTGCTGGACAAAGTTCAATGGTGGTATCTAACGCAACTGGTATTACTGCTGGCAGTATGTATCGTATTTATGATGGCGCAAAATCTGAAACTATTTACGTGGCAAGTAACTACGTTTATGGTTCAACAACTGTTCCTCTAACGTCTGCCTTAACGTATAGCCACGCGGCTGGCGTGACCTTCGGTAACTTACCTACTGCGATAAAGCAAGCCGCTATTCTCGTTGCTACCGCGTTTTTAAAGGTTCGTGGCGATAACTCTTTAACTATGAATATTACTTATACACCTACTACTAACATTGAAGCGGCTCAACGTTATGGCGGAGATATTGCTATGGCACTTGAAATGGTTAGTCTTTATCGGAGAGTGCGTTAATGGCAGGTCGCGCTGGTATTCGGGATACGTTATTCAAATTTCTATCAAATCCACAAATACCTACGTTAAATCAAGTTTTAATTTCTTTTCCAAAGCGTATTAATTTTCAAGTTAATAGTCAGCCCGGTCAATTAAGCCGTTCTGCGGTAGTTATTTTTATCCAGAGTGAAAACGAAACACGCCTTGCTATCGGTGGCGCACATAACGGCTGGAAGCGTGTTGATTATTCCGTTATATTACAGATTTATCACCATAGCCTACAACGCAACGCTACCGACGCTATGCTGGATTTTGATACACTTATTGATAATATTAAGACTAGGTTACGCTCTGACCATAACTTCGGTGACGAAAGCGGCACTTTAGTTTGGCAAGGAGCAGAACCTATTATTAGCGCGACCTACGGCGAACCTGCCACAACGGAAGAGGGCGCAACGGAAACGTTTGCGGAACTTCAGTTTGACGTAACCGAGATGGTACAAGCATAAGGAGAACAAATGAAATATAAATATAACGGAACAGATGAGCGCGTGTTCCCTTCGCTTGGAGTTTTAGTCAAACCAAACGAAGAATTTGAAGCGCCTGATAACTTTAGCGCACCAGATGTTATTCCAGTTGGCGCGGCTAAATCAGCAATTAAACCAGCCACAGCAACGCCTTTGGCAGAAAAGCAGGAGAGTGAATAATGACCGTACAAGCCTCGGTGCGTTCTTATGTGGGTATCGCCAAAGAAGCCACAAAAGGAACAGCAGTAGCACCAACCGATTTCATACCAGTAGCAAAAGACAGTTTAAAACCAGTAGATGTTATTGACCCACTATACGATACTGGTTTGCGCGGTTCTAATGTAGTTAATTACAACTATATTCCGGGCAGAAAACGTTCCACATTTGATTACGGCGGCGCAGTATTTGCCGACACAATTGGATATTCAATAGCAGGAATTATGGGCTCGGTTGCCACATCTGGCGCAAGCGCACCTTATACGCACACAATTTCATTGAAAAATTCATTAACATCGGGAACAGATACACAACCAATTTCTTACACACTAACCGATTTTTATGCGGTAAATGTTCGTAGATTTCCAGGTTGCCAATTTTCTGATTTCTCATTGAAGTTTAACGCTGACGGAATGTTGGAATTTGATACAAAGACCACAGGTTTTTCTTCAAGCACAACAACTGACCCAACACCATCATTTAGCACAGTATTGCCAACTCCTGTATGGCAAGGAACTGTATCTATCGGTGGTTCAGCAGTTTCATATTCAATGGAAGGAAATATTGATATGACACGTGCCGTTACACCTATTTACGGCATTAGTCAGACACAAGACCCATTTCAAGTATTTCTTGGACCACTTGAAGTAACTGGAACAGTTAAGTTTATTATGACTTCTGACGCTGAACTAACACGTTATTTAACTAATACACAACCAGCAATTGTTCTTAACTGGGCATACGGCGCTGGCGCAAGTGCTGTTCAAATTCAAGCAACAATTACTAAGGGTGCTTATACCGCCGCCGCAATTGAACGTGGTGACGATTTTGTATCCGTAACAGTAGAACTAAACGGACAAGGAAATACAACTGACGCTGGTTCAACTGGCGGATTTGCTCCTATTAAGTGGGTTCTACAAAACGCAAAGGCTTCTGGCACTTACGCATAGCCAGAACAGAAGTGTTGAGGGGGTTGGTTGAGTAGGTCGCCTTCCCCTACTCCCACCCCTCAACACCTTATTTAAATAAATCGGAAGGCAACTACGGAAGGAAATAAAATGGCTAAGAAAGAAGTAGTTTTACCAGTAAGCAAGGCAAAGGTAACTCTAAAAGACCCAAAGGAACTAAAGGTAAAAGACCGCAAAAAAGTTTATGCTAACGCGGCAAGTGCTGAACAAGGCATTATGCAAGCGTTATCGCTAACTGATGGACTTATTGCCATAATGGTTGATAGTTGGGATTTGGAATTACCAATTCCTTCGGTCAAAATTTCTGTTTTAGATGAAATGGAAATGGCGGATTACGATTTTCTAACAGAACAAACTAAAGAGGCACAAAAAGTTTTGTTCCCAGCCTTAGCGGAAAATGAAGAAACCACGAAAGACGTTGATAGCCCTTTCGGCAACTCCAACGTTTAAAATGGTTACTTGAAGGCGGCGAACGCCACGAAGCCTTTAGTTATCCAGATGAACAATGGTTCTATTTTCTGTTAGCAAAAGAGTTTGGCTGGACACCTGCGCAAGTAGATGAACAGCCAGCCGCACTTGTGGACTGGTTGGTTCATATTTCAGCAATAGTGAAAAAGGTGGAAAGTGATAACGTCAAATCTGAAATTAGTTAGAGAAAGCGTTACTAAAGCCACGAAATCTATTGACGAAGGTGCGCGTAACGCTCGTGACGAAATGATGATGGTATTAATCCAATTATCTAAAGAAGAAATTCAAGGGCGCAGACCGAAAGGCGAAAAGGCAACGGCTGGACAACCACCTATGAATAGAACAGGTAATTTACGGCGTTCAATTCGTGGTGAAAAAATAACAAAAGGTTTTGCTAAATATGAAGCCATTGTCGGACCAACAATTATTTATGGTCGCGCGGTAGAATTAGGTGGTAATTTTGCGCCACGCTCTTGGAAAGGAACTACTGCTATGCGCGGTTTCCCATATATGGCACCTGCCTTTAAAAAGTTCCAAGTGCTTGCGCCTAATATTGTTCGTAAGAACCTTGCCATAGGCGGTAGATAATGGCTGGTTTTCTCCCACCTGCGATATTTGAAATTAAGGCTATTGCCGACCAAGCAATTGCTAAATTTGGCGAGGTAAATAAAGAGTTAGAAAAGATGGAAGGTCAAGCCGAAAAGGCTGGCGGTAGCGTTAGCAAAATGGAAAAAACCAGCCGTGTCGCAACTGCGGCTTTAATCGGTATGGGAACAGCATTTGCCGCATTTGCCGCAATAGGCGTTAAAGGCGTTATAGAAGATGAAAAAGCATTTACCAAATTAGGTCAAACGTTAAGTAATTTAGGTATTAATATCAAAGCCAATAGAGATTTGGTTGGTGAATTAGATGGTGCTTATTCAAAATTAGGTTTTGGCGGAGATGAAACTGCTACGGCATTAAATCGTTTATTATCTACTACAAATGATTTAGATAAATCGCAAGCACTTCTTGCTACTTCTGCTAATTTAGCACGTGCTAGAAATATAGATTTGGCTTCCGCCGCTTCAATACTTGGTAAAGCAAGTATGGGTAATGCTAAAGCGTTTAAAGAAATGGGTATAACGCTAGATGAAACATTACCTAAAAACGAAGCAATTGCTAAGGCGTTTGACGAATTAAACGACAAAATCGGTGGACAGGCTGTTGCTTATACAAAAACATTCTCAGGTCAATTAGTCGTATTAAAAGAACAAATATCAAACGTAGCCGATACCATAGGCGCGGTTATATTGCCGTATTTAAAATCAATGGTAGATACGCTACAAAAAGCCATTGTATTTGTTCAACGTAACGCAGAAGTATTTAAAATACTTGCTGGAGTAGTTATAACAATTACTGCCGCATTAGCCGCTTACAATATTGGCGTTAAAGTATCTATTGCGCTAACTAAAACTTGGACAGTTATTACTAAAGCGCAAAAAATTGCCACCTTGCTTCTTACTGGACAAATTAAAGCACTTAATATTGCTATGAAAGCAAACCCTATCGGTTTAATATTTACTGCCGCAACCTTACTTATTGGTGCGTTTATAATGTTATGGAACAAGTCTGAGCCGTTCCGTAAAATGATGATTAGTATTGGAAAAGTAGGCTTACAAGCACTTGGCGGTTTAATTAAAATTGTTGGCGTTTTGGCTACTGGTTTACTTAAAATTGTTACTGGTCCAATGAAATTATTGTTAAAAGGTTTATCTTTGCTTGGCGTTGATGCCGCAGGCAAAGCACTTAAAGGAATTGAATCCGCTACCGACGCAGTAGGTAAGTTTTTTGATGACGCTGGAAACAAAGTTGCTGGTCTTTCGGAAAAATTAGACGCACTTAACAAACCAATTAAAATTGGTGGCGGTAAAGGTATTGAAGTGCCTGATTTTGATAATAAAAAAGGTGGCGGTAAAGCAGGTGGCGGTAAAACTAAAGAACAAATTGCTGCCGAAAAAGAAATTAAAAAACAAAACGAAGATTATATGAAAATTGTTAAGGACCTTAACGAGAAAATTGCTGACGCTCAAAATAAATATCAAGAACAAATGGCTAAGGCTAATAAAAAATATAACGAAACAGTTGCCAACGCAAACGCAAAAGCCGCAGAAGAAACCATTAAAGCCGAACAAAAGAAAAATGACGATATTACTAAGGCTAATGAAGAATACCGAAAGAAAACACAAGCGGCTCAAAAAACGTTTAACGAAACAATGGGCAAACTTAATATTAAACGTGCCGAAGATTTGGCTAAACTTGAAAAAGATAACGCCGCAAAAGTGGCTGAAATTTATAAAGCAAACGCGCAAAAGTTACAAGATATTGTTAATCAAAGTATTGATAGATTACGTAACGCGTATAAACAAGGAACTTCATTTAGCGTTACAGATTTATTCAAAGGTTTAGTTGAGGCTGGAACGGCAAGTGCGGAAGGGTTATTAGACGCACTTAAAAACAAACTTGCTGGCGCTCGCCGTTTAGCGGCTAAGGCTTCTGAATTAGCGGCGGCTGGATTTAGTCAAACGTTTATTGAACAAGTTGTATCGGCTGGACCCGAAGTAGGAACTGAACTTGCCGATAGCATTTTGAAAGCAACGCCAGAAACTATTAAAGAGTTACAAGCAACTTTCCGTGCTATGGAAAACCAAACTGATAATGGTTTAGACCAATTAGCAACAATTATGAACCGTGGCGCAAATCTTGCTACTGATGAACTTAACAAGGCTTATCGTGAAGCCCAAAGTGATTTACAAATATTTCTTGCCGAACAAGCGTCAGATTATATGGCGGCGCAAGCGGAAATTAACCGCGAATTTACAGCGCAAATGACCGAAGCAGAAAAAACACGTGACGAAGCCTTAGCGTCAGCGCAAGCAGATTTAACCGAAGCACTTACTACTATTAATAAAGAATTTCAAACACGTATTGCTGAAATAAATAAAGATTTAAATGACGCATTAGCCGAAGCCGCCAAAGATTTGGCAGAGGCAACTGCGGAAGCACAAAAAGAACTTTCTGATACGTTAAACGAAATAGCCAAAGAATTTGATGAAAAACTAGGCAAAATAAAAGGTGCTATTGCTTCTACAATTGCGGCTATTGCTCAATTACGTGCGGCTTTAGCGGCGGCACAAAGTTCTGCGGCGGTTGGTGGCGGTGGCGGTGGCGGTTTAA